CTATGATTCTACAAACACAAACAACGCTTCCTTTTTAGAAACAAAAACTTGGGACATAGCATTATCTTTTATCTACGATGGAAATCAAGAGTCGTTGCTAAAGGTTCCAACTTCAAACAATACATTCACAACAGTTCAGGGTAACGATTTAAGGCTTAGAGTTATGGCTAAGATTACTAATGGCTACGATGCTAGGATAAGTGGAGGGAGAATGTATTGTAAGCCAAATGGAGATGACAAAGAACCTTGGACTTTGCTCTGTGATATTGATTTAGTAAGTGGAGTGTCGGCATCAGTTAACGGTGAAAAAGTTGGTTGGACAGCGGCAAGTGCCACTACTTTTTATGTTGACATAACTCTTCTTTCTATGAATATAGATAGTTACGAAAGTATTAACGGTTATTCCCCAGACGTAAAATCAAACAGTATAGGTGAGCAGGGAGAGGGCTGGAAAAGCGGAACAATAACAAACAGAAGGGCATTTGTGGCAAATGTAAAAATAAAGAATACCTATGATGAAAACATAACTGCTTACGGAGATAGGATTATGTTTAGTTTGCCTAATAGATTTGACACATTCCCATCTTTTAATTTTATTGATGTTGTCAAGGGCGATGCAGAAAACTATGTTAAGTTAGCCTCTTATGCAGATAGACTAATAGCCTTGAAGCAAAACTCAGTACAAATAGTAAACGTTTCTTCACCAAGCGAAAGCAACTGGTTTCTTGAGTCGGACATAAAAAGCAACGGTGTTCAAAACCCTGCGGCTGTGTTTAGGTCTGATAAGGGAATATTATGGGCAAATGAAAAAGGCTTTTTTATTTACAATGGGTCAAAAATTATTAACTTAATTGATAATAAAATAAACCAAACCGACTGGAGTTCTTTTATAACAAGTAGCTCTTTGGTTGGTTACGATGGTCATTCAAACATGGCTATGGTGATTAGAAGAAGTGATTCTTCTGCATCTAATCAAGGAGATGCGTATATATACGATTTTAAAACCTTTTCATGGTCTTTTCATACAGATTTATTAACTGCTAGTGCTGGTGAATATACTAATTTTATTACAGATTACAATGGTGACTTGGTTGTGGGGGTACAAAACTCAAGCAACATAGAGATAAAAAAGTTTTCTTATGACACTGTTGCGGCGGTTTCAGCAGATGCTGTAAAGATTAGAACAAGGGATATTGATTTTGGGACTCCAAATTTGTTAAAAAAAATATATTCAGTTACCGTAACCTATAAAAGCGATGCGGCTCAAACAACTCCTGTTTCTGTTGCAGTTGATAATTCAGGTAGTTTTACTACTTTAACTGGTAATTTTGTTGATACTGCCGGTAAAGATAAAATTCTTAGGGCAGTCCCAAGTTCTATATTTACTTGTCAATCTTTAATGATTGAAATAAAAAACAATACAAATAGTACTGTTGCAGACGATAGCGGATTACAGATAAATGATATTACTATTGAGTATAGATTGTTAAGAAATGCAAATGTGCCAACATCAAGCTAACCATGTCAGAAAGATTACTTAGGTCGATTCAAAACAGCAAAGGTAACTCGGTTAACTCAGGGAGCACAAAAGGCACTATGTCACATGCTCCATCAAGGGCAAATATGTCTGAGGGTGAGGAGGTTTATGCGTTGCTTCCTAATGGAACTTTATATTTATACAAAAAAGTAAATGGATTGTTGTTTAGGTCTGATTTCTCATACAATGGCAATAATCAGGTCGATAATAATTTAGATGTTAAAGGTAGAACAAGCACGGGTACGTTAGAATATAAAAATAAATTTATAGATCATAGAATATTTATTCACAATTTTTCTGATAACATAGGAACAGATGTTACATTTTTGCCTTGGCAGGGCACTGGAGAACAAGCAAATATGAATAACGCTACAAGTACTTTTTTAACTCCATACGCTATGACTTGTCATAAAATACTGTTTAGGCCAGAATCTTTGGGTGGTGCTACTTCAGCCGATATTACATTTACTATACATAGGCAAGATGATGGAGACACAACTACAGATACAGTTGCTAGGTTTACACATACCCCTGAGCTTGTTAGCAATACTTTACTAACTGTAAATGAATCTGATTTTAATAATCCACCAACAGTAGAGGCTGGAGCTAAAGCTGGTATAAGTATTTCTGCTACTATTGACCCTGCTGGTGGTACTATAGATTATTATATTACATCTGTTTGGCGAGTAGAGGTGGAAATATGATAAAAACTTTATTAAATTCTAAGGAATTATACCATGATTGAACATTCCTCAAAATCAAAAGGTTACTTACCTATGAAATCCGGCCCTAATATGATGGGCTTTGATATGGGTAAATCTGGTAGCCTAATGGAGATGATGCAGACTGGTGGGCAACCTAGTCGTGGTGCGGCTATTCTTGCTCGGTCTAGACAAAGACGTGCAGATATAAGAGAGCTAGAAAAACAGCAAAGGGCAGAAGCTAAGAGACAAAAGCGTGGTGGTTTGTTTGGTAGTATTGGTGGCATAGGTGGAGGTTTACTTGGTTCAGCTTTGTTAGGGGCTCTTGGGGTAAGCACTGGTGGTTTAGGTTTGGCTTTAGCCGCTGGTCTTGGAACCGCTTTAGGTAGAAGAGCAGGTGAAGGTATTGGTGCTGGTAAAACAAGAAAAGCGGACACAGAAGGAACTGTGTTTGGACAGCAGTCTTTTAGAGATTTAGAACAGGCTAGTAGAGATTACACTAGAGGTATGGGTGAAAGAGCCATAGTATCTGGTTTAAAGTCTGCTTTAATGGCTGGCCTTACCCCCGGTGGAGGTATATTTGGAAAGGCTAGAGATGCAGGGGGAAAGCTAAGAGCGGCTCAACTAGCTAAATCTGTTCCTATTGCGGATACAGGTTTGCTGAATATGGCAGAGCTAAAAACTCCCGGTATAGATACGGGAGCTGTTTCTCAAACAAGGTCTGTTTTTGATCCTATGACTGGTTCTAGAGTAGGAGCTTTACCAGATATGCAGTTTACCACAGAGGGTGCACTTAGTACAGCTCGATCTGGATTTGCACCACAATTTAATTTAAGTGGATTGCCTCCGGTATTAAATACAGATACATTACTATCTCAAGTTTCCGCTCCAAGTAGTGGATCAGGATTGTCTTTTTCAGATGCTTTTAGACAAGCTAGAGAAAGTGGATTAGATCAATTTATATTTGGTGGTAATCCATATAGCACTGAATTAGCTATGGAAGATGGTGGTCTTATTGAATATCAGAATGGTGGCAGTGTTAATATACAACGGATTTTACAAGATGCTGGGGTTACTGCTTCTCCAGAACAGTTAGCTTTGTTTGAGCAGTTTGACCCTACACAGCTATCTAGAGCTACTGAAGCGATTAGCGATAGCTTAATGGGTATGACGGGTGGTCAGGGATTGGCTAGTGCTGGTTCTGGTTTTGGAGCACAAACATCAGCTATTGCAGAAGCTGTATCAGGAAGTCAAGCTTCTTTAGATCGACAAAGAGAAGATCAGCAAAAGGCATTTGAATCGGGAACATTAGCAGATTTAGCTAGGTTTGAAGAGCAAGAAGTGGAGTTCGACACTTTTAACCCTCCGTCAACTACGGTATCTTCTTTACCAACATCAGATCAAGGCCCTGTTATTTTTAACGGTACTCAATATGTATGGGATGATAATTCTGGTCAATACATAACTGCCAGTCAAGTTCTTTCTGGTGGAGGTTTTGGTGGTGGTATTTCTGGTGGAGGTGGGTAATGCCCGGACACACTAGAAGTATATACAGCAGAAGACAAAGGTTAGGCCCTGTTAGGTTTGACAATCCCCTTGCAGACTTTTTAGATAGACTGCCAGATTATTTTAATGATTATCAAAGAAATCAATTAGCTCTTGAAAGACAGCAACTGGCAGATAAAAGATATGAGGATTCAAAAGAATTAGCTAGACAGCAGAGAGAAGAAGAACAAAAACGTTACGATACTCAACAACAAAGATTGGATGATAAGATAGCTAGGGATGAAAAAAACGAAAAAAGAAGGGTTGCAAACTCTTTTATGTCTCAAGGTCAGTATGAGCCTGCACTACAAATATTTAAAAATCTTGGTGATGTGGATAATGTTGCACGTATTCAGTCTATTCAGGAAAGCACCGTTGGAAGAGCAGATAGGTTTGCTGAGCTTAGGGCAAAGGCAGGTAGGTCAGACACTAATCACTTTGAATATAAATCAGAGTTGAAAAAATTCAGAGAAGATTTCAATATAAGACCCGGAGACAATAGCGATTTAGATGGTCAGTTGTTTCGACTAGAGCAATTAAACACTCAAAAAGTTAACAGGCAAAACCAAGGAATGATACCACTTGAAGAATGGAAAACTTTAGACCCTGAAGCTAGAGCGGATTATAATGCGGTGAAAGATGCAGAAAAAGTTATAAGCGAGTTGCGAGAAGAGCAAGTAATGGGAGCGGGTGTAATTTCATCTGGTCTTGGTGGCCCAAGTATATCAGAGAGGATAGAAAACCAAAGAAATAAAATATCTCAAATAATGAATAAGCCTAAATATAAACTGGAAACAGAGGCAGAATATAATTTTAGAACAAAGTCAGAGGCACGCTCTCAATTAGGTTTATCTCAACCTAATATAAACATGGGTGAAAATACTTTTAACATAGATGAGTTTACGCCTTCATCTGAAGAATCTCTTGCTGGTATGGATGTCAATGAGGCTGTTGAAAAATTAATTGCACCACCGGAATCACAACCCGACAGTGTTCAAGTTGAGAGTAGGACTCCTATACAAGACATACTAAATATACCTAGTGCACAGGCTCAACCTCAGACAACAGAACAAGACACTACTCAACCTGCTGATTTGCAACTTGGTGAAACTATTAGTGCACAGTCAACGGACAACTTTGACGTAAAGGATATATCTACAGCTAAACCCGTGTTGAAAAACCCGCAAACAGCTAGGAGGTATGCTAACGATGTTAAAAAATTACAAAACTTATCTAACAGATTGCTAGATGTTCAAAATATACCAAATGAAAAAAGCAGAGATTTTACCAGAAAAAAACTAAACAAAGAAATTGAAAAAATATCTAACGATATTAAAAAAGAATATGGAGAGTTTATTGATCCAAACACAGGTGAATTTAGCAGTGGTGAATTTAGCAATGATTTCTTTTCTGTATTAAGTTTATATAGCGATGTACCTCAAGATCAATTAAAACAATTATTCAAAGGTTTTTCTACAGCAAAGCCAGTACAGCAAGCAATATAAAACATGCCAACAAACCCAGATTCATACAGGTCTTTTGCAGATGCTTTAAATCTGGCTTACAATAATCCAGATAAAATAAATAATACAACTTTAAACAGTTTACATGAAAGGTCAGATTTTTTAGAATCTGATTCTGACCCTGTTACTGACACATTTGATCCAGATGCATACACAGAAAACTTTTTACAGGAATCAAATAAAATAAAAAGGTCATCTGAAGATGAATCTTTGTATGGATTTATACCCGGAAACTGGCTACCAGACTGGGTTAAGGATGGGTACAATAGAAGTATAACGGGCCTGTCAGAACAGATTGTATCTGGAGAGCAAAGGTTTAATCTTGGTAATTATAATCCTAGCACATTAGAGGACATAGGTGCTACCGTAATATCTTTTATACAACCACTAGATTTTGCAACAATGGCGGCTGGTGGTGGTATTGGAGGGTTCGCCGCTAAACAAGCATTGAAATCTGGAGCAAAAGAGGCTCTAAAAAAAGGGCTGTCAAAAACAGCTACTAATAAGATAGTAACTAATAAATTAGATGATCTTGCAGTAAAAGAAATATTGGGCAATGCTCCAAATAAAGCAATACAATTAATGGTAAATGGTGGAGTTGCACCTACGGTAGCTAAGAAAGCTGTAGAGCAAGCCGCCCCTAGAGTAGTTCATAAGGCATTAATTGAAGGTGCGGCTGGAGCAACAGGATTAGGTTTTTATCAGGGTCTAGCCACAGGGCAAATGACAAAGATTGAAAGCGGTGACTTTGATGAAGTTATGGCTTTAAAAGAAAGTATTAAAGGTAGTGCGTTAGGTGCTGTGACAGCAGGCACTGGGCCGATTGTAAGGTCTGCCCTAAAAGGTTTAAATCCTACAACTCAAACTCTTGCTGTAAAAGCTGTAGAGACTGCTGAGTTTGGTACTCTTGCTCCTATTCTTAGCGGAGAAGATATAAATGTAGAAGGGTATATACATGCGGCAGGTGTTATAGGTGGATTAACAGCACAGAAAGCGGCGTTAAGATATGCTAAAAAAGGTATAGATGCTGTAAAGTCTAAGCAGTACGAAAACGCAATGGATGCTGAAACTACAGCAAGATACATAATGGAGGAGACTGGTAAAGACGTTCAAAAAAGAAGTGTTCGTAATATGATAGAAACCAATGAAGTTTTTACGGATAGATATGGAACAGAGTTTGATCGTTTGCGTTTTAATGACAAACAAAAAACAGTTCAGTTGCGAAACAAGCAGACTCAGAAAATAGATAAAATTAATTACGATCAATTTGACCAATTATTATTTAGAAGAAAAAGCAAAGCTAGAACAGAAAAAGGTCTTGCTACATATAGAAATAATCAAATAAAAAACCTTACAAAAGAGTTAAAATTAGATACTAAAAAATTTAATGAGCATATAGATGCATCAAGACTAAAGCCACCAGCAGAAGGTGTAAAAAATAAATACTCCTTAAATTCTTTAAGTGGCGTAGAAAGGTTTAAGCTGTTAAATGAGCTTAGGCATGAGAAGAGAGTTCTTGATTTGGGTAAGCAGTTAACGGAAGCAGGTTGGGAGGGTAGTTTACTACCAAAGAAAAGATTTTTTGATGATCTGTTCCCCACTCTTCCTAAGTTTTACAGGCAAACAAAAAATAGAGGAACAACACAATTAGAAACGTTGTCATTTAGAGACTTTGATCGCTTCAACATTAGAGAGCTAACATTGACTGGTGACTTTATACAGCAGTTTAGAAGTGCAGGTGTGTTTAAAGGCGGTTTATTTAAAAGAAAAAAGTTATTAGAATACAATCAATCTTTAGCTGACAAGCTTGAAGACCCTAGATACGCTATTGCAAAAAATAAAAACCTACCAGACTTCCAAAAGGTACAAGAGATTAGAAAAACATTTGATAGCATATGGGAGTTGGCTAATAAGGCTGGTATTGATCTAGGCCCTAAAGAACAATTTTATTTTCCTAGAATGATAAAGCCTGAGTTTTTAGGAATATTTAATAAAGACATAGCAAATATAGCAAAGAATAATGCAGAGTTAGCATTTGATAGTAAACTAGCAAACAATAAAAATTTTCAAGACTTGCTAAAGTCTTACATAGATACAAAACAGTTTGACCCTGCTACTATTAACGCACTGCAAAAAATGGGTGGGGTTGACCCCAATGTAACACCTAGAACAAGAGCACAGCAAGCTGAGGTCAATAGAAAGATGGCTCAAGCTTTTTACGACCTTAACCGTGCAGTTACGGTTCAGTTTGCTAATACAGCAAAGAACTTAGAAGTTGCTAGAAAAGGGGTTGATATACCAAAAGAATTTATGGAAAGAGATGTCAGATTAGTTCTTTCAAGATACTCAAAACAAGTGGCAAACAGAATATCTTTTGTGGAAACCTTTGGCAAGAAGGGAGAAGTTATTACTAGCAGAATTAATGCACTGCATAAGTCTTCTAAGGATGCTTTAAAAGCAGGAGATTTAAAACTTTCAAAGCAACTTAGTGAATCAAGTAGATTGTTAAAACAGTTATTTTCTGCCTCTACAAATAAAATTGAAATTGATCCATCTTATAATTGGAAGACACCAACTGCAAGAAAGTTTTGGGGAGATATTGTTGATTTCCAAATAGGTACAAAGATTGGTTTAGGTTTTGCTACAATACCAAACATAACACAGACTTTTATATCTACTGCAATACGAACAGGGTATAGGCCTTTGGTAAGGTCAATGTATAATTTATCTGTAAACCCTGTAGTGGATTCTAAAACTGGATTAAGATACAGAGATGCTATTAGAAAGTCTGGTGTTTCTAATTTGTCTGTCTTTCAAATGATTTCTAACTTAGAACCATCAGATAGGTTCATGGGTAGGTTTGCGGATATAACAACAAGGGTTTCACAATTCCAAAGAATAAATGAGTACAACCAAATACTTTCTGCGGCGGCGGCTAGGGAGTGGATACTGGCACTTAGGAAAACAGCTAATGGAAGAAGTGCTTTATTAGATACAGGTATTAAGTTACCTCAGTTGTTAGGCGGTGCTAGGATAAACAGAAGGCAGTGGGCGATTAAGACCCTAAATGAATTAGGCTTTGCAGATCATACAAAAACTCCCACACAGAGACAACTATATGAAGCTATGTATAAGTTCTCAAGAGACAGTCAGCTACAAAGAAACGTGCTCACAGAACCTTTAGTTTCTCTTGACCCTAGATGGAGACCTTTCTTTTTATTTAAAAAGTTTGGTTATAAACAGTTTAACTGGATGAGAGAGCAGTTACAGGCAGAGGTGTCTCGTGGTAACTTGTTTCCTATGCTAAGACTTGGTGTGGCGGGGATGGCAGGTGGTGAGTTTGTTGGATATGCGAGAGATGCATTTGCAGAATATATAGCAGGTAATGAGGTCTATGATAATAATAGATATATGTTTCCGTACCTACTAAAAGGAACTAAGCTATCAGATGTGGGATCAGATCAATTTGTAGAAATGTCTGAATTTACCATAGACGATTATGTAGATAGGTTTGCATCTGTTGGTGCGTTTGGTGTCATAGGAGATATTGTTGCTAATGAAAATAAAATAAGAGCTATTGAGTTTGCTTTCAAACCTGCGATCGTTCAGGACTTTGATAAGATATGGAGTGCTATGACCAGAACAATAGAAGATACAAAGACATACGGATTAGGAACAGTTAAAAGACTTCCAAAGTATGTGGCTCCTATACTCGGTACAGTTCCTAGAAGATTTGCTGAGAAGTTTGAACCCGTTGGTCAGAGAAACGCTTATGTTTTAAGAATTAAACAATTAAGGTTAGGAGACATAAGAGATGCTATTATAGATGGTAATAGCGACAAGGCCGTTAGATTAATACAGGATTACAACAGAACTTATGGGGCAGAAAATCCTATACTATATGATGACTACGATGCAGATGCGATTACAAAAAGAATTATAAACAGAATAAAGAAGAGACAAGAAAATGTAAGGAGAACTAATCTGTAACGTACAATAAAGTTTCTTCTGCAAATTCTGGAAACCCATGCTTCTCCCAAAACTTAGCTAATCTTTTGTAATATACTTTTGTTGTGATACGGTTTCTTTTTAAATCTTTTATAATTGCC